AAACAGTTCACCGGCGCGGAGCGTCCGGTGAAACGGCAGTTAAAAATTTATGACCACTGACGCATTGATATTCGCGGCCCGTATTCGGACGGATGCCGCTTCAAAAATAACAGAAAAAATGTGGGATGAGAAAATCCTGGATGCCGGCGATGCCGCCCAACTGGTGACCACCAGCCGCGAGTTGCTGTGCGCGGCCCTGGCGCTGGAGCGCCGGGCCACCGGCAAGGAAGAACCAACATCGGGCAACTGAACATGGCGGAAACCACCATCAAGATCGGCCCGTGGGAGTGGACCAAGTGGCCCACGTTCCCGTTGCCAACGGAAACCTGGTTGCGCGAGCGCGGCGCGGCCCGGGGCGCTTCCTGGTTGCATGAGTTCCACAAGAAACGGGAAACGGCCATTGCCAACGAGCAGAACGATCCGCTGGCCTACGGGTGGGAGCAACCGCCGATGAAGATATTGCGGGCGCTCCTGGCGGGAACATACACCCCGGGAATGTTGGGGACGAGCGTAGCGCCGGCGGGCTGGAAGCAAAACAAAACGGCCAACGACATTGTGTTGTTGGGCGGCAATGGTTCGGGCAAGACCGAGATCCAGGGAAAGATCGCCATGGAAATCCTGGAGAGCAAGGAATCCGCCGAGGCCCGGTGTTTCTCCCAAAATGAAATGACCAGTGTTCGCTATATCCAGCGAGCGTTGTTCAAGTATCTGCGGCCGGAATTGCGGAAGGTGAAAAGCCAGGGAACGACCACCAAGATCTCTTACAAGGAATCCACCGGGTTCTCGGAAAATGTTTTCATCCTGCCGCCGAAACGGGAGTTCATCCCGGGAAGCGCCTGCCTGTTCCCCACCTACAAGGCTTACGAGCAGGATAAAAAGAGCGTGGAAGGCGGCGAGTGCGATGTTGGAAACGGCGCGGTTTCGCGTCCACAAGAAATCCGGGATCATGCTCGGCGGCTTTACCCCAGTCGGCGGCTACACGGAAACCGTGGGCCAATACATTGAAGGCGCAACGGTCCTGGAAGTGATCCCGGCCCGGCGCATTGTGTGGGATTGGTGGAACCGGACTTTCACCTGGGGCGAATGGCTGCTGCCACAGGACCGAGAACTGGTGAAGGGTTGCCCCCCGGGCCACGTTCCGTTGGTGGTGCAGAGTGGCGGCGGGAACGGCCGGCGGTTCGCGCTCGGTTTCCCCACGATGTTCAATCCTTACACGAACGTCGAGGCGATTGCCGAAAGCGTCCAGGGCAAGCCGGTGGACTTTGCGCTGGAGCGGCTTTGGGGCTGGCCCACCAAGCTGGCGCGGAAAGCGTTCCCGAACTTTGGCCAGTGGCACATTGTTGAACCGGAACGCTTGCCGCCGGTGAAGGATCTTACCATTTACCACTGGATGGACCCGCACGGTGACCGCAATTGGTTCATGCTGTGGGTGGGCGTGGATGCCGATGGGAATAAATATGTCCTGCGCGAATGGCCGGATATTGAAGTGGGCGAATGGGCGCTGCCCGGCAGCAAGCCCGATGGCAAGATTGGCCCAGGCCAAACGATGGGCCACGGCAAATGTTTCAACGATTACAAACGCCTGGTCCTGGAGATCGAAGGCTGGAAGGTCGCGCCGGATGGCGTGTGGCAACGGGGCGATGCCTGGGAAGTGCGGGACCGCCGGCTAGATCCGCGCCCGGCCGGCACGGCGGTAATCAGTGATGTGGATAACCGGACTTACCTGGATTACCTGCAAGATCCAATTCGGGATGCGGCCGGGCAAATCCTGGTTCCAGGATTGGATGTTCTGGCCGGGCCGGATTGTTCCATTGAGGAAGGCAAGCAATGGGTGAACAACTGGATCACGGCCGGCTGGAATCCGAACGAACCGATCACGCCGATGAACTGCCCGAAATTCTACGTCTCCAGCAAATGTGAAAACCTGATCTGGAGTTTGCGGACCTGGACCGGCGCGGACGGATTGAAGGGCGCGAGCAAAGACCCGATAGACTGTTTGAAGGGCCTGGCGAAAATGGACATTCGGCCGCTGCCGGCCGGAGCGCTAGGAAGTTATGGCGGCGGAACGTGCTATTGAATGAGTGATGGCAGATACATTTTCTGTGAGGCGTGCGGCGAGGCGATTGATATTCCAAAAGGAAGATCGCGGCATTTGCTGTGTGCGGTATGCCGAAGATTGCCGCGCCAGTGGACGGATGATACCAGGAGTCAGCCGGCAACTTTCAGAGAGTTGCTAGGGATGCGAGAAGAACCGCGCTCGCGCATGATCGGAGACAATTGGAATTTATGAGCGAACTATTATTCGACAACCTACCGGTAACGGAAAGCCCCAGGCTGAAATGGCTGCGGGCGCACAACGTCCAAACGCGCAAGAATCCACGCATCCCCGACGATGAGTTTCCTTGGGAGGCGGTGGACAATGAGCTTTCACTTTTCCGGGAAAGCCACGGCATTGGCGCAACCGAGCATGATGCCCTGGTGGACCTGGCGATTAAACGCAAATGGAGGATGTGGAATGAAACCTGACGATTACCCCGTAAGAGTGGACCGGCACACAGCCCGCAAATTGTTGGCGGTGAATGATGATCGGACGTTCCGGAAAATCATTGACGCCAACCCGCACATAGTCCATCGTATTCCCGGCGAAGTCAGGGCCAAATACCTGACCCGTGAACTGTTGGCGTTGTTGCCGCCAGTCCCCGGTGTGCGGACGTTGGGAGACAAACGCACATGAACGCCAACTTTCTTGATAATTCCGGCAAACCCAATCTGCCGGAACTTAATTCCATGTTCCAACGCTGCGGGCCAGTGGTAGCCGGCGGCCTTACCTGGTTGGACAACACCCGATTTTGCAAGTGGCCCAATCAGTCCGAGGATGGCCGCAAGCATGACACCAAAAACGGCGAAGCCAAAGGCGCGGCGGTGCCATTTGATGGCGCGAGCGACTGCCGGCCGTTCGTGGTGGACGATATTATCAACGAGCGGACCGCGATGAAAACCACGGCGTTCTGGCACGCTCGCACGCAGCCTGGAAGCAGTTCCACCGAGCAGGGCAATTATTCCGTGGCGCTCCTGGAACACCTGGTTTGGAAACTGATGTTCTACGATCTCACCCGCGAAGTGGAGTTGAGCGCCAGCTATGAGGAACACTATGGCTGGATGGTTCTCGCTCCGCGTTGGCGGCGCGAACTGGGCATCAAGCGGAAAACCATCACCCTGGCCGAGATTGAGGCGGCCAGTATGCAGGTCCAGCAGCAGATCCAGGCCGGCGCGGCGGACATTGATCCGCAGCTAATCAAGCTGGCGCAGCTTCCCGAGATCATCAAAGACCCCACGCGAGACGAGGAATCCGCCCGGTTTCTCATGGACTGGTATGATCGCTATATTCAAACGAACGTCCCCGAGGATATGTTTGATCGGGTGCCGAAAGTGAAGTTGGCCACGGCGCTCAAGGCGGTGAAGGCGCTCCGCACCGAACAAAAGGCGAGCGTGCCGATTGCTTACCTCGCCAAAAGCCAGCCGGAAATTGTGGCGCTGAAACCCTGGGATGAAGTCTTTATTCCGCCCGAGTTGACCACGGAAAATGAAATCGTGTTCCAGGTGGAACGGGTGCATGAAAGCGAACTCCGTAATCGGATCATCACGGAAAACTATCCCGCCGCCTGGGTGGAGGAAGCCGTGAAGCACAAAGGGGCGATCACGGCCGCGCCCATGGAAATCCGCGCCACGCCGCAAGGGATTGGCGGCCTCACCGGCGGCGCAACCAGTTCTCCAGTGTTCAGCAGCCAGCCCACACTCAACAACACCCTGGTGGAAATCATCCATGCCATTTATCGGGCCACCGACGAGGATGGCGTTCCGGATGTTTATTGCACGACCTTCCACAAGAATGTCACGGATAAATACGCCAAGCACGAACCGGTGGAAGGATTCGGCAGCGATCTGCCGTATTGCGCTGGCGTTCGGGAATGGTGGTGCCGCAGCATCACGGCCAGCCGGGGCGTTCCCGAGCGGGCGCACACCACGCAGAACATCATCAAGGGCGTGCTGGATTCGATCATTGACCGGGCCAACATCACGGCGTTGCCGCCGGTGAATGTTTATGAAAGCCCCACCGGGACCAAATACCGGTTCGGGCCGGCGGTGCAGAATTATGTCCGCCAGGGCCGCGAACCCCAGTTCATGCAACCGCCGAGCGGGCAGGGGATGAACGAAAGCGTGGAAGTGTTGTTGGCGGTGCAGAAGATGAAGGATAATTCCTACGGGCTAATGTCCGAGGACGTTCCGGCGGCCCGCCTGCAAATGGCCCAGGGTATGGCGGTCCAGCGCTTCCTTATGACCTGGAACAAGGCTCTGCAACAAGTGATGCGCCTCTGCCAAGTCCATTTGCGGGATGAAGATTTTGCGGAGATCACCGGAGCGCCGGCCGGCTGGCTGGATGCCCACCGGGACGATGATGATATGTTCGATGCGGCCCTGGTATTTGACGTTCGGGAACTCGACCCCGAGCTGATGATGAAGCGCATTGAGACGATGAACAACATCGCCCTGCCCACGGATGTGTTGGGAACGATCAACCGGGGGCAGTGGGCCAACGATATGGTCCGCGCCATCATGGGGCCGCTGGCCGCCAAACGGTTGGTGATGCCGCAGCCGGATGCCAGCCAGGCGTTGCGTGACAAGGCCAACCTGGAAGTGTTGAAAATGTTCGCAGGCAATATGCCCAACTTCATTGACCAGGACGATCCCACGGCCGGCAGCCTGCTCAAGATCGTGCAGGAAATCCTGTTGTCGAACCCCACTTACCTGCGGGCGCTTACCGATGAGGCCCTGGCGATGGTGGCCGGGCCGCAAGCGGGCCAGGTGGTCCAGCAACTGGGCCAACGCGCCCCCGACGAGCGTTTCAGCCAGATGGTGTTGAAATACCTGGAGAACCTGAAATTTATCGGGGTTACGCAGCCACAGAACAAACAGATCGGCCGGATCGGCGTGAATCCGGCGATTCAACCGCAATAATTATGGCGCTATTCAAAAAGAAATCACTGGACGCCGTTCCCAAGCATGACCTGGAAACCCTCAAGGCCCGCGTGGGCCTGCTCGCGGCCGATGATCCGTTGTGGCCCATGCTGCGGGCGTTGCTTCGGGCGAATCTCCAGTCCGAGGTGGAAGCTATTTCCCGGCCGGCCATTGGCGACGAGGAAGCGCACCGTTCCCGGGGCCGCGTGGGTATGATCCTGGACTTGCAAATTCAACTGGACCAGGTGTGGGAAGATGCCCACAAGGATTCCTGAATCCGGTAAAGAAGCTGGATTTAACTGCATTAGCCCCCACGTTCGACGGCGCTCAATTTACGGATCAAATCAGTAGTGGTGT